AAGTTAATAGTCAGGAACAAGCTACATACTTATTCGAGAGCTTTCTAGCTGCAGGTCAAGAAGGCACTATTTTAAAATCCAAAACAGGTATTTGGGAAGACAAGCGTTCTAAGGGACAAATTAAATTCAAAGGCGAATTAGAATGCGATCTTAGAATCGTAGGATGGGAAGAAGGTACAGGTCGCAACAAAGGTCGCCTTGGTGCTTTGGTGTGTGAATCAGAAGATGGTATGATTCGAGTGAATGTCGGATCAGGGTATAAAGATGAGGAGCGTGATACCTTTACACAATCAATGATTGGGCAAATTGCAACAGTTAAATACAATGCTCGTATTAAAGATAGAGGCGGCAATGTAGAAAGCTTATTCTTACCCACATTTATTGAATTGAGATTAGATAAAGATATCGCAGATTATAGTAAGGCAATTAAATGAACAAAAAATCATGGACTGTTACGTTAGAAGAAGATAAGGAAACGAATGAACTTATTTTACCGTTTCCCGAAGATCTTCTAACAGAAATGCAATGGAAAGAAGGCGACGTATTAGATTGGAATGTTGTTGACGGATTCGTGATTATCACTAAAAAGGAATTGACAGGTGAACATATTTTACCTACATCCGGATCCTAAAGAATGTGCAAAACTACACAACGATAAACACGTTGTAAAAATGATACTTGAATATGCTCAATTACTTTCTACTGCCCACCGTATTCTTGATGGTACTTTGTCTACTGGCATCTCTGATACTGGTAGAAAACAAACGAGATATGTTCTTCCTAACGAGCGTGAGCATATATTGTATCGCTCTACTCATGGCAATCATCCTTCAGCTATTTGGGTAAGACAAAGTGGTGCGAATTATGAATGGCTATATAGAATGTTTTGTGAATTACTAGAAGAATATACTTATCGATATGGCAAAATCCATGCAACATCTAGATTAATAATACCATTAAAAGAACCTCCAAAAAATATACCTATAGGTCCTTTTACGGAACCAACTCCGGCAATGCCCGATGAATTTAAAGTTTCCGGGAATTCCATCAGATCATATATAAATTATTACGTCGGTGCAAAACAACATCTTGCATCATGGAAAAAACGAGAAAAACCTGAATGGTACAATAATGCCCCTATATCAATTAAAGTGCAATGAATGTGAACACATTTTTGAAGTAATGTGTACATATGCAAATAGAGCAAGTAAAGAGTGCCCTAATTGCCAATCAAAGAATCACGAATCCCACATCACAAGTGCTCCTGCTCTTGGCGATCCTGTACGTCTAGGGGTCGTAAAAACAGATGGTGGGTTTAAGGAAGTCTTGTCTAAGATACATAGTAATAATTACAAAAGTAACTTGGCAGACAAATTAAGTAGACGATAAAATGTTTAAATATTTTAACTCCGCGGAGGGCAACTAGCAATAAACGGCTATTTGCCCTTTCTATCTTTTTAAGAGGGCATACATGGCAAAGTCTAAAAATAATATTCAATTACAGCCAGAAGATTCTATGAATAATGTAACAGTACTTAATAATAAGTTAAAGTTACGATTAGATAATATGAAAGTAATTGAGCCATTGACGGATAATCAAAAATTATTTTTTGATGCATATGAGAATTCTAATATAATGTTACTACATGGAGTAGCAGGAACAGGGAAAACTTATATTGCCTTATATCATGCGTTAGAAGAGGTTTTAGACAAATCAAATCCATACAAGAGGGTCATAGTAGTTAGATCAGCAGTTCCGAGTAGGGACATTGGACATTTACCAGGAGACGAAAAAGAAAAATCCGAAGTGTATACTGAACCGTACGTAGAAGTTTGTCAAGATTTATTTGGCAGACATGACGCATATCAACGTTTAGAAGAACAAGGAGTTGTCAAGTTTTTAATCACATCTTTTGTTAGAGGTATAACTTTAGATGATTCCATTATTATTGTTGATGAATGCCAAAACATGACAGATATGGAATTGAATTCTATTATTACAAGAGTAGGAGATAGATCAAAAATAATATTTTGCGGAGATTTTAGGCAAACTGATCTTTATAAAAAGACAGATATGTCAGGGTTGAAAAAATTCATTGCTATTGCTGATATGATGCCATCATTTAAAACTTTTGAATTTGGTGTAGATGATATTGTCAGATCCGCTATTGTTAAGGAGTACATTATCGCAAGATTAGACTACGAAAATAGATATTGTAATTAAACTTTATTATAAATAAAAGAGCCGAATAAAATCGGCTCTTTTTCCTGGAGGAAATCATGAAAAAAATTATCTTAACTTTGTTAGCGTTTTTTGCAATAACCGCTAATGCGTTTTATCCAAATCCATATCATTACAGACCACACTGTTGTGGTTGGGGTGGTGGATGGGTTGCTCCTGCAATTATTACAGGAGTTATTGGTTATGAAATTGCAAAATCACAACAGCCTGTAATTATTCAACAACCCGTATATGTTGAACCACAGACAGTATATCCTCAAGCACCAATCATACAACAACCGCCACCCGGTTATCATTGGCAAGATATGATTGATCCTGCAACCAACTCCCATAAAATTGTATTAGTTCCAAATTAATGGCGTGTGATTTAGTATTGTCAAATAATGAATTTAGTGAGAATGGATTTTGGGATAAACCTATATTCGATTCCATACGAATTGAGGATATTGCTTTATTTGATCAAAATGGATATGATCTAACTTGGTTGGAACAAAAATATGCTATTGTCAATAATGCAAAAGGCAAGACACATAGATCACATATTATAGCCATTAAAAATGATTGGTTTACTCAACCGTATAAAACTAAAGATGCAGTTTTAAATCATAGTTTATTATTTGAGCGAAAAGGATATTCAGGGGAAGCTTTAGAACAAATTAATTCAGTTGCTAGAAACTTACCACTAATATATAAAATAACTGCGATGCGTCCTAAGTGGGGACTTGATTTTAGTATGGACTATGCTGATAAAGAGGGAAATGCTTTTGAGGTATTACATTGGGAGTATGATAGTTTTAGTTATAATGAAATCATTGATGTAAAAAATTATATTGAGCCCATACTGTTATCTATAGATTGGGATGATGCGGCAAAGGAATTACTTCGTCGCAAAGAAGACTGGCACCATTTAAATTTTTTCGAACAAAGTGATTGGAAATGCAAATATTTTAATATAATTAAGGAAAGATTCAAGATGGTCATTTGGAAATAATAATTATAAGGAACCAAAAATGACTGAAGGATTCGATTTCGAATTTACACGAGATCAATTACAAAAGATCTTACCAAAGGTAAAAAATATAGGCGATTGGTATAGCGCAATGATTGACGCATTACCACAATATGAGATTAATACTGTTGAACGTGTATCAGCATTCATTGCACAATGTGCTCATGAATCAGGCGGATTCACACTTCTACAGGAAAATCTAAATTATGGTGCAAAGGGGTTAGTGGGAACTTTCCACAAATATTTCCCAGATGAGGCAAGCGCAAAACCATATGAAAGACAGCCTGAAAAGATTGCGAATCGTGTTTACGCTAATCGTATGGGCAATGGCGATGAACATTCGGGTGAAGGATGGAAATATCGTGGACGAGGTTTAATTCAATTGACAGGCAAAGATAACTATAGACGTTTTTCTCATGCGGCATTTGATGATGATACAATTTTAGATAATCCTGATTTATTGTTAGAACCATATTATGCTTTACATTCAGCATGCTGGTTCTGGAATGATAAGATGCTAAATGACTATGCTGATACGCAAGACTTAGTTACAATGACAAAGAAAATTAATGGTGGTACAATTGGTCTTGATGATCGTATACATCAATATAACCATGTGGTAGAAGTTTTACACGGATAATAAATGAAATTTAATCATGTTGAAGTGAAAGAGATTCCTAATTTGGAATCAGTCACATTGGAAAATGGGACAAGATATTATATGACGCCAACGGGTAAAAAATATCCGTCCGTGACAACAATACTATCTTCTTTAAGTAAAGATGGTATTGTTGCATGGAGAAAAGCTGTAGGTGAGGAAGAAGCAAATAGAATAACAAGGCGTGCAACAAATAGAGGAACACGTTATCATAAAATTTGTGAGAATTATTTAAATAACGAAGAGCTAGGTATTCGTACTATATTCGAACAACAGTTGTTTGAAAGCACTTTGCCGTTATTGGATAAAATTAACAATATACATTTTCAAGAACAAAAATTATATTCGGATCATTTACGACTTGCAGGCACAGTTGATTGTATTGCAGAATTTGAAGGTCGTTTATCGGTCATAGATTTTAAAACATCAACAAGAGAAAAATTTAGAGACGATATTCATAGCTACTTTATACAATGTGCGGCATATGCCATAATGTATGAAGAACGAACAGGAATACCAATTGATAAATTGGTTGTTATTATGGCGGTGGAGGATGACAAACCTTTATTATTTGTAGAAAAGCGCAATACGTGGATAAAGGATCTGCTTGAATGTAGGCAGAATTATGAATTGAACAAAAATGTATTGACTTCTTAATTCTTATAATATATAATAAAGGAGTAATAGATGAAAATTAAAAAATTAATTCTAAAATTAAATAGAGCAGAATTTGATCATAATTTAGAAAAAGTAAAAAAATTATGGTTTAAGATTCTAAAGAAATCTGTAAAGCATAAGCATACAGAAGCCGTTAGATAATATTGCTGTATGAAGCAAAGAGAAAAGTGTTCTGGACGGGGGTGCGAATCCCCCCAGGTCCACCATAAGAATATATTGTGTTTTTATGATGGGCCTGCATAGTTTCGACAGGGCAACAAGTAACAGAGTGGACAGCACATCAGAGCAGATGTTAAAACTAAAACAACGTAAACGCAAACGACGAATTGTTCGCATTGGCTGCCTAAACTCAGCCTAGGGTTTCGGTTAGTTTCCTCGTAACAGAATAACTAACCATAATTTAACAACAGGAGTTTAAATGAAGAAAATTGCAATCGCAACATTAATCGCATTAGCATCTACAGCATTTGCGGGTTCAGTGACAGTTGAAGGTCAAGACCAACAAGGTGAAAAGGGTGCAGTTGGTTCCACTAACTATGCTTTAAGTGTTAAAGAGTCAATTACAAACACTTTAGCTTTAGATATTGGTGCAACAAACTATCAACAAGATGGTACTAAAGCATTGAGCACAAGATTAGAAACAGG